ACTTACGCTTACTGATGATAACACTCATAAGGATGTAATTGAAGCTTTAGTTGAGTTTTTTGGCTCAGCTAGACAGAATATGTTAATAATTGGAGACGATTTGTCAACTGCTACAGAATACTTCTCACCATTAATTAGTGGTGTAGGAACTATTTCCGTTGCAGCTGTAGTCGCTTCTTAATAAATAGTAAAAATGGAAAATCAAGTTTATTTGTATTTCAGAACTCAGGGTACTATCGGAAACGATGATGACCCTGCTCAATCTTGTTTATTTCCTGCTTCATCACTAGCTGGTATAGAGTCTAGTGTTTCTAGTGGGGTAAACATTGTAACACTATTCTTTAAGTCTATGCGAAACTTTGACGGAACTGACCAAGCGGCTAATGCTGTAACAATTTCTGACTCTGTTCAAATAGAATTGAAGAACTCTTCTACTGTAAAAGATTTTATAGTTGCTTTTAATAATCAACTTAACTCTATTGCTTCAAAGCAAAAGAGATTTTTTATGGTAGCAGATGATTTGTCAACAGACGAACAATACTTCTCAACTTTAGTTGATGGTGTAGGAACGATAACTATCGCTGCTGCTCACTCATAATAAGTAGAGATTTTAGATAATAGTGAGGAGGGTAACTCCTCCTCGCTTTTTTTAATTTTTAATTTAATTTAATATTTAATAAAATGGCAAGAAAAAAAGTCGAACAATCAAATGTTGTTACTCCTGTAGTAGAGACTCCAGTAGAAGAAACAACGCCAATCGTAGAGGCTCCAAAAGTCTCTAATCCTTTACCGACATTCGGTACTCAAATAAGTAGAAGACCTTCTATTTATAAATTAATCTCAAAAGATAAAGATAGAAAAACAGGTATGGATAGATACCCTATCGTATACATGTTAAAAGCTGAAGACATTGTATTTGACCCTATTACAGGTACTCAAAGAACAATTAGATACATCAAAGGTCAGAAGTCTATTTTTGCTGATGAGCAAGATAAAGGAACTTTAGTAAAGACTCCAATCACATTTAATAATGGATTTTTAATTGTTGAACACACTAATCCTAACTTGAAAAAGTATTTAGACATGTGTAACGCAAATATGAATAATCCAAATAGATTATCTTCATCTGCACCTTCTTTCGGTTTAGAAGATTCTGAAAAGAAAGCTAAAGAAAGATTAGATAGAAGTAGAATGGAAATGGATGCTATATCAACTGTTCTTACTATGTCTTTAGATAAATTAGTTGGATATGCTAAAGTTTTAGGAGTCAATGTAAAGAACTCAACTGATGAGATTCGTTATGACATGAAGATTTTAGCTGAAAAAGACCCTTCTGGATTTATAGCTGGATTAGATAGTCCTCTAACTGATATGAAGGAAATGATTTTAAAAGCCTCTGAATATAAGGTTTTAAAGTTGGAGCCTAGCAAAATATCTTGGACAATAGGTAGTTCAGTTCAAACCATCACAAATGTTCCTATGGGAGTAAAACCATTAGACCATTTAGCTGAAATATGCTTGACTGTAGATGGTGAACCTATAGTTGCTCAGATTAAAGCTCAGCTTTCTAGATACAACTAAAATTAACAACATATATTTAATAAAGAGAGGTGTCGTGTATATCTCTCTTTTTTTTGTTATATTTGCTATGAAATTTATCACTACTAATGACAATAGACGAGTTATACAGATTTGTTCAGTTTATAGCGAATAAGGACCAGAGGGGATTTATTAAGCCTTCTGAATTTAATTTAGCTGCTACTAGAGCTCAACTGGATATTATAGAAGAGAAGTTTAAAGAGAAGAACTCTCAAAAGAATTTAGATGATTTGGCTCCTGTTGTAGAGAAGGCTACTATTACTTACTCTGCTGGAACTAACGGTGCTTTTACCTATCCTGCTGATTTTCTGCACTTTGTGTCTATGAATTTCGATGGAGAAAGTGTTGAGGTTGTAGGTCATGAAAAGCTAAAGAACTTATTAGATAGTCAGATATTGGCTCCTAGTGCTAGTTATCCAGTAGCTGTAATGATTGATGAGGGTTTTGAGATATATAATAGCACATCTGAAGCTACTTCTGGAACTTGCATTCTTACTTATATAAAAGAACCTTCTGCTCCTAAATGGACTTACACTACTGTTAATGGAGTCTCTGTATATAATGCTTCTGCTGGTGATGCTCAAGGTTTGACATTACCTGTTAGCACTCATAAAGACATAGTTCACAAAATATTAGAGTATGTTGGAGTTAGTCTTAGAGAGGGTGATTTAGTTGAATTTGGAACAAGTTTTGGATTATCATCTAAACAAGAATAATAAATGGCAACTACAAGAAAAAAATTAGCTGAACAGGTCCTTAGAATAATTGAAGGAGGAAATGTTTCTGATGACGCAAGAATAGATATTCGTGAGGTCATGGTATTGGTTGACCAAGAAAGAGATTCTTTTATAAGACAATTAATAGAGGATAGGTTTTACACAAAGAGTACAACTACTAATAAATCTGAATTAGAAATAACTGGTGATTTTGTAAGTTTAGAAACAGGATTATCGGTATCAAGTAATAAAGTAGAATTACCTACTCAACCAATATCTCTTCCTAATGATATGGGTATTATTAGAGTATATTCTTCAACTACAGAATATGTTAGAATGCCTTACGGTGGTGGTACATCAACTCTAAACCCTAGTCCTTTATATAATGACACAGTAACTAAGTCAGGTAAAAAGTTTTGGTATATTCAAGGAACAGACTTGTATTTATATCAAGATGCTACAGCTACAATAAATGTATCTTACATAGCTGTTTCAAGTAGTTTGTCTGATACGGCTACTTATCCAATACCTGCTGATTTGGAGTCTGTAATAGTAAAGAACTTAGTTGAGACGTTTACTGTTATGAAGGGAGCTAATGAGGATTATAAAAATGATAATATAGGATAATATGAGTGCACAATTTGTTAGTTTAGAAGATGTAGTAAATGAGCTTTTAGTTGATGAAGGTAAGAACACTCAAGCTGAATTTCTAAGATATTACAACATAGGTTTAAGAGGATTAAAAGAATTAAACTTTGATGTTGTTAGAATGATTAAGGCTGTCGAGCTTGCTGTTGATTCAGCTACTAACACTATAACTTTGCCTACAGACTACGTTAAGTTTGTTAATATAGCTGTTTTAGGCTCAGATGGTGAATTACACTATTTAGGTAGAAAAGAAAGATTAAACTTAGTTACTGGAGCTACTCCTCCTACGCCAGAATCAGATAGTAATTACTATGACAATGTTGATGAAGGTGTTTATGGTAGATATGGATTTGGTGGTGGTAACAATGCTAACGGTTATTATAGAGAGAATTTAGATAATGACACTATAGAGTTTTCTTCTATAACTGGTCAGTTAGAGAATATTATATTAGAATATATATCTGATGGCTCAACAGGTGTTACTGGAGATGATATAAAGGTACACACATACGCTCAAGAGGCGTTGGCTTCATTTATATATTGGAAGTCTATACAGAGAAAAAGAGGTATAAATGCAAACGAAAAGATGTTTGCTAGAAAAGAGTTTTATAATCAAAAGAGATTAGCTAGAGCTAGAATGAATACATTCACTAAAGCTGAGGCTTTACAAGCTACTAGAAAAGCATTTAAGCAGGCTCCTAAACTATAATTAAATGGCTAATTTACAGGAGAAGAAACAATTTATAGGTGGATTAGATAGAGACACCGATGAGCGATTAGTAAAGGAAGGCGATTATTTTTACGCTTTAAATACTAGGAATCAATCTTCTGAGTCTAACAGTATAGGTGTCATTCAAAATATACCAGGAACACTAAAAGTTGATTTTACATTTCCAGTAGGTCCAAGTCTATTTGTTGATATTGGGGATTATATTGGTAATGATAATTTTGGAGAAGAAAACGTTGGTCATGGTAATGGTGTTCCAAAAAGAGTGGCTTACTTTCTTCCTGGCTCAGTTCCAGCTGGTCTAACTGATTTTAGTTTTTTTGCCTCTAAAACAAGCAGTGATATTACAAGTTCTGTTGCTTACAAAGAGGATACAGCTAGTATATCAGCATTAAATGATGTTGATAATATAAAATTGTATATGGCTGATTTTGTAGCTAAAAACGCTACAGCATTATCTGATAAAGGTATAAGTGTTAGATACAATTCTGAAGGAATAAATGTTAGCGGAACAAAACTACCTTGCTTAATATTTACATCTACTGATAACTCAGATATTTTAAAGATAGATATAGGCGGTAGAGATATTGATGATGGTAACTTAAAAAAGGGTTATAATATTTTTATTGAGGAATTTAAAGCTAAATAATATATGCCAGTAGCAAACGAAATAAGAGAATATAAGTGTATTGGTTCTTATGAGGATACATCAAATGATAAGATGTATTATTTTATATATGGCACTCAGGAAGACCATCATATAATAGAGTATGATATACTTACAAATACTGTAGATGTTGTATTTAAAGATTGTGGAGTTGAGTCTGACAATCTTTTTAGATGGCAAGAGAAATTCCTAATTACAGAAGTTAATAAAATAGGAGATGTATTATACTTTACATCTGATAGATATGGGGAGCCTCAAGAGATAAACGTAGTTAAATCTAAGGCTAGTATGAATGTATTGGAGTCTGACGGTTATAATAATATATCTGCCGCAAAATTAAATGCTTCTCCAGACTTGTACTATCCATACTCCATGTATACTCCATATCCTGCTGGACAAGATATTGCTAACAACTATCCTTATCAGGGTGTCGATGAAGTAAAAAGACAGTATGTTGAGGTTAAGAAAAGACCTCCATATACAAAACCAAAAACTACATTTGGAACTGACTCAAACATAAAGAAAAACAACATATTCGGTAAATCATTTCAGTTCAGATATAGATACCATTATTACGATAATCAGGTAACTGAATGGAGTATGATAAGTGATGCTACTCACTCTGAGGAGATGAAGTCAAATGTTGCTAATGTTAATGCTGGCTCTCAATCAAATAATAACTTTTTAAATGTAGAGATTTATCATGGCAATCATCAGGTTAAGTTCATAGAGCTTTGTGCTAGAACTTGTAAAGACTTTGATGTTGATAAAAATGGTAACAGAGGAGATTTCTATATAATAGGAAAAATAAAAAACAATTATAGTAATTTTCTTAGTAATACTGCGGTTGATTTTAAATTCTATAATGATAAAATATATCCATTTGCTGATAAAGGAGAAACTGCGAAGCTTTATGACAATGTTCCTAAGAGAGCTAGAACTCAAACGATACTTGCTGACAATAGAATATCATACGGTAACTATCTTGAGGGATTTGATGTTGATAGTATTGATGTAACATTGACTCCTAAGTATGGTGAAGTTTCTAATGCTCAAGACCTTAATGATTTCATTTATCCTAGTTGGACAGTTACTGCTGGGGGTCTTTTAGCTGGTGGTAATACTGGAGATACAGCTGAATTAAAAAAACAAAACGCCTATGTAGGCTCAAATGCGACAGAACAAACTATAACACTTACAAACTCAGCTATAGAAGGATTACCATCTCTTTCTGTAGGTTCTCAAACAACAGTAACATTAGCTTCATTACCTACTTCATCATTTCTTGGATTAAACAATCAAATTGTTGTAGGACCTTACAATGGTAATAATAAAAACAAAGGTGTTTATGGTCCAAAAATTGACCAAGGAAGTGTTTTGAGTTACAATTATGCTAATGGTAAAGATAGAGAATATTATCTTATAAATAAAAATATATCAGCACCTAACTCAAGTATTTTTCCTCCATTTTGTGGGGATTTTGTCGGTGAGAACTCTCATAGCGTTATAAATTTCGCATTTGATTATGGTTCTATGACTCCTACATCCAACAAGATAGTTAATATAAATCTTGATTTTTCTTTTGCTGTAAGAGCTAGTAAGGCTGGAAATGCTCTTGTTACAGATGAAGTACAAGACTCTTTACCTCAAAGCGTTTCTTTGTCTACAAGTATTAATACTGCTGATTCTGGAGAAGTATATAGTGAAGATATTTCTGGATTAGATAATCAGATGATATATGTCGCTAAAAGACTTAATTTGATTTACGAAAAGTATGGTAATGCAGGTGACAAACCTGATGACGGTTCTCCAGCTTGGTTAAAAGGTTGTTTTGTTGACACCGTTAAAAAGGTTTTATTATTACCGCTTATATCTCCTAACAAAACTAATTTTGCTCCAGCATTATCTGGTCCTTTAGATAGTCCTGATAGAATACTTAGATTAATATCTACCCAGAAATGGAATCCAGATGAATATTCAGCAGAGTTAGATGGTAATAAATACGCTGGTATATCATTAAACTTTAACTTCCCTGATAGTAATGCTGACCCATTATTGGCAGCCGCAAATAAACAGAATTTAGTATCTATAGAAGCTATAGGATATAATTCAGGTGATGGAAAGTCTGGTAGTTTTAAAGCTGGAGCCTTCCATGATTTTGGTATCATATACTATGATGGAAAAGGTAGATGTTCTACGGTTGCTATTGATGTAGAAAACGGAACTTCTCAATGTTACGTTAAATTCTTTAGTGAAAGAAATGATAATGATACTCCTATAAATGAAGGTCAAGATAATCTATACGGAAAGACAAGAATAGATTGGGAAGTAAATAGTCAGCCTCCTAAATGGGCTAAGTATTGGAGTTGGGCTTATTCAAAGAATACTTCGGTAGATGAATTTATTCAATTTATATGTCCAGAAGCTTTTACAGCGACTACTCCAGCTACTGGTGAAACTAGATTATTCTTATCTTTAACTTCACTTAAAGGTGCTGCTGACTCATATAAAGAGCAATCTAATCCATTAATTGATTATAGTTTTGTTGAGGGAGATAGAATAAGATTTATTACTTCCCCTTGGTTGTTAGTAGATGGTACTCCATATTTAACAAACTATATAGATGTTAAGATAACTGGATACGAATATTATAATGGTGCTGGTGGTGAAGAACCTTTAGAGGAGCAGGGATACTTTATAACAATAGAGGAATTAGGTGATACAAACGGAGGAACATTTATTGACGTTAGTGCTAGTGAAACTTCAAACTTCTTCGCAAACGGTCTTTTTGAGATATATAGACCTATGAAAGAAATTGAAGACACCTCTAATAGAGTTTATTATGAGTTTGGATTTAAGCATACTATAGCTAATCCTCATACAGACCTAAGAGCTCACAGAGGTATGACTTTAACTCAGGTTGTTACTGGAGACTTAAATGAAGGTGGTCAATCTGTTACTCCAGCCAAAGGTTACTTTGAAGAAGGTGATGTATTCTTTAAGAGAAGAATAATGAGAAATAATAATCAAGAGGCTCCATTATTTACTTCATCATTTGTTGAAGATTATCACCTTAATGATTTTTATCCTACTAACCATATACACATAGGTAGACCAAATGTATTTAATCCTTACGCTAAAGAGGAATTAAAAGAATCTAGTATTATATATTCTGAGCCATTCCAACCAGACGTAAACTATAATGGATTAAGTAGTTTTGAATTATTTAGTTATTCTGATTTTGATAAATCTGATGGCTCCATTCAAAAGATACACTCTAGAGATACTGATTTGATTATGATTCAAGAAGATAGAACTCATAAAGTATCTGTAAATAAAGACATTATAACTAATGCTGACGGAAGTACAAATGTTGGATTATCTTCTAATGTGTTAGGTAACGCTATAGCATTTAGTGAGCATTATGGAATTAGTAAAAACCCTGAGTCTTTCGCTTTCAATGGAAACGTATTGTACTGGGTTGATATTAAAAATGGTGCTGTATTAAGTTTGAGAGGAAATGAACTAAGACCTATATCTGAAATAAACATGGTTGATTATTTTAGAGATAAATCTATAGATTACCAAAAATCAGACCCAACGGCAGGATTTTCATATAACGTAAACTATTGGTATAAGGAGCCAGTAGTAAAAGGAGAATATCCAGAAATGTTTAAAGGAATAAATTATTACTTTAGAATATTAGGAGCCTATAATCCTAAACACGATGAATACGTTATAACATTCCCAGATTTATATGAAGACTTAAATAGATATGATAATGATGGAGATAAGTGGAATGAAAAGGGAGCTGCTCCAGACGTAGTTTATATTGATTTACAATTAATAAAATCTGGTGAAACCATAGTCTGGTCAGAAAGAAACGAAAGATGGAGTTCTTTTGCGTCTTACATACCAGAGATGTACGGAAAGATGAATCAAAAATTCTTCTCTTTCTTAAATGGAGAAATGTATTTACATGATGCTAATACATCGAGTTATAATACTTTTTACGGAACAACCTATAACACAGTATTAAAGTTCCCATTTAATGGCATGCCTAATAAAGTTAAGACTTATCATTCTATAACTGTTGACGGTACTTTCGCTGATGACTCCACAGATGCTGGTGTTGAATCTGGAACTAAGACAGGTTATGATACAGTTTTAGATACTAATCTTTCATCTACATCTATAGATAAAACTGCTTATGATAGAAAAGAAGGTATGTTATACGCTAACATTCCATTTGCTACTGGAAATGTAGATGGTGAGCCTGGAGGAAGTGAATACTATGGAATAGGAAACGCTACAACTTCACTAGCTTCAGCAACTGTTACTTTGGCTGATTCACCAAATCCTGGAGTTAATGTTGGAGATAAAATATATTATAACAACGCTGGAGTAAATACTCTTATTGGAACTATAGATTCAATAGGAGCTAGTTCATATACTCTAACAGCAAACGCAGCGGTAGCTATAACTGATACTTTCGCTTATGTTATTAAAGATGGAGAAGCTGAAGGAGATAGAATGAAGGGAACCTTTATGAACACACAATTAACTAAGAAAACTAAGAAACTAATAGAGATATATAGCGTTAACTCTAACATCTCTAAAAGTGAGCTTAGTGAAGAATAATTTATTATATTTGTAAAAATTTAGAAATGAAAAAATCTAAGAAAACATACAAGCCCAAAATTAAGAAATTCGCAATGGGGGAAGTATATGGCGATATTGCTAGAGGCATTCAAGCTGGTAAACTACAAAAAGAATACGCTAGAGAAAGAGCTCGTACTGAGGGTGAGATAGAAGCTTTTGATAAGAGTAGACTCCAAATGAAGGGCTCTAGTACTCTACAAAAAATGGTTGACCAACCAATATCACAATCTTTAGTTGAGGCTCAAACAGAAGCTCAAAAAGCTACCGAAGCTACAGCAATGGCTGGTGCTCAAAAAGCTGGTGCTAAAGGTGTTCAAGCTGGATTACAAGCTATATTACAATCTGGTCAACAAGCTGACTTAGCTAGAATGCAAGAACAACAATCTGCATTGACTGCTGCTCAAACAGCAAAAGCAGCTGAAGAGGCTAAGCAAGAAGCTGTGAGAGGTGGATTAGCTGGAGAAGAATTAAAAGGAATGCAGACAGCTTTAAAAGAAGCTAAAGAAGGAGAGTTAGCTTCTAGATTAGCTAAACAACAAGCTTATGTTTCTGCTGGTGAAGGTTTTTACGGTCAGATGGAAGAAGCTGCTGCTGCTATAGTAAACCCAGCTTCTGCTATCGCTGAAAAAGGAATGATAACTCCTAAGAAAGGTAAACCTCAAGTTAGTAAAGGTAAGTTTGACCATAAGACAAACCCTATAGATATTATGGAAAAGGGTGGAGTCTCTGACGTTATGCAAGAAGGAGAAAAAGTTGGAGAGCTTACTGGTGGTGAAGCAATATTCAATCCTGAAGATACTAAGAAAATGCAAGATTTAGTTGAGTCTAAAGATGCAGAAGGTCTTATGAAACACATGACTATGTTATTCGAAAGATTTGAAAAGGATGACCTAGAGCACATGGAAGATGAGGCTGAAGAACAAATGGCTAAGAAAGGAATTATGTATAAAGAAAGTGGAAAGATTCCTAGTAAGATGAAAGGTTTCTCAAAACTTCCTGAATCTGTTCAAGAGAAGATGAGTCCTAAATTAGCTGAGAAATATATGGGTGGTGGCTCATACAGACCAAAATTCAAATTTAAGAAGTAATGTCCGCAAAGTACATTTATTATCAGGCAGCTCAGACTCCTAAGTTTGACGATATAGTTAGAACTCAAAATGCTAACAAAAATCTTAGAAATGGTATAAACAATTCTAAGACTACTCCTAAACCTAAATTAAGTAATGTTACAGCTGAGTATGACAAACCGTTTATGGAAGTTAGAAAAAACTTAATCCAAAAACTTAATGAATACGAATTAGCTAATTCTAATAAAAGAAATGACCCTGAAGTAAATGCTAATATAGAAAACATGAAGAGACAAATATTAGATTTTGGGAAGTTTACAGTACAAGAGGCTCAGGCTTATGAGTTTCTATCTGGAGTATTAGAAAATCCAAATGACGATGAGGGTAATTTATTGTATGATGTAAATTCATTAAAAAAAGTCCCTAAAGCTCTAACTGTAGAAGATATTACAAGTGCTCGTTCAAATTCAGATGACATAATGTATTTGTTTGGAGGTAATAATCCTTTAACAGACACAAAGACAGGTGATTATATTTCTGATGAAGAAGGATATATTTTATCTGAAGATGGACAGAGAATGATTGCTTATGATATTTTTGGGAAACCAGTAGATACAGATGAGTATGAGTTTGAAAGAAGAAGAAATTTCTCTAATTACGCAAATCCAACATTGTTTGATTTCGGTAAAAGTGAAATAGAGTACAATGGTGTTCCAGCTTCAAAAATGCCTGAATTTAACTTTAACAAAGATGAAATAACAAAGGTTTCTGATTTAGTTGATTATGTTAATGAAATTGGAAAAATGATACAAGTTGATGATGTTGTTATGTTTGACTATGATACTAGACAAATGACAACAGAAGGAATAAATATAGCTAAAAATAAAATAAGACAAAAAATCCAAAAACAAGTTGTTGATGGAGTAGAAGGATTTAAAGATAATAAAGTTGAAAAAGCTTTAGAAGTTTTAGCCTATCAATTTGCTGTGGAGTCTGAAGGAATAGATGACCCAACTCAAAACTACATAAAAAACTTAGTTAACAACACTAGCTATCAAGGAGCTGATGGTACGATTTTTGAGGATTTTGCTATTGATGAAATATTTAAAAACAAATACGAAGGTCAAGGAGTAAGAAAAGCTAAAAACTACAATGAAATAAGACCTGGAAGTGGTAATGATTATTATTTAAGTATAGGTCCTGAAACGTTAAATAATAAAACTACAGATGGAGTTAGTTTAACCAGAGAAGATGAAGAAGGATTTGCTCAGGCATTTGAAACTATTATTTACAAACAGCCCACAATGAGAAAAGTAAAGAGAAAAGAAGGTTTGTATCTTGATAAAGACATATTGTTTAAGCAAGCTGTAAGTAATCCAGAAGCTCTTTATAATATTCATCCATTTAGCTTTGATAGCGACCAAGTAAACATATATCCTGTTAATACTCAAACAGGTCAATTAGCTTCTAAAGCTGAAATTGAAAGCGGTAAAGTTCCAGTAAAATATGTTCCTTTTGTAGAGGGTGTTGCTAAATCAGAAATAACTGAAGATGATTTTGTTAAGAATCTTGAGAAATTAAAAACACAAGAAGAAAAAGAAGAATATAATAGATTCTCTGATTTATTAAAAGATAAACCATCAGGTAAGGTAAGCGTATTGGTTCCTTTAGATAAAATATTTTTTGACAGCGAATTAAATCAATTTAAAAATTTAATAGATTTGGCAGATAAATTAACTGAAGAGAACGCATCTGGTGAAACAGAACAAGAGAAAAGAGAAAGATTAACGAATAGATGGTTAAAATAAAACGATGGAAGACGAATTAATATTATCAGAAGAAAATAAAGAAAGACTTTTA